CTCCTCCACCACCTCCTCCTCCACCGAGGATTGAGCCATTGTTGTCTAAAGTAATATTTTTTTCTAGCTTTAAAGCTGTGCCACCATTACCACCTGCCGAGCCATTCGCAGCAGAACCGCCTCCAGTTCCTCCTGACCCACCTGCACCATAAATATAGCCATTGTTAATAATGGTTAAAGTACCTGCGACACCACTTCCAGTAAGTAGGGCAGGGGTGCTAGTTGAGTCTGAATAAACATAAACACCAGAGTTTATGACTACATCTACATCACCTAACTTATTGTCAGAAGAAAGTACAGTATCTAAATCTAATTTATTAACATTACTTGAAACTGTATAAGTATATTTCCTTTGATAAAAAGGCTTCCAAGAACCCCCATCCTTTACACTAGCAGTTAATACTTCTTTCCAAGCACCGCCATCTTTGACAGAAACCTTTGTAGGTTCTTTCCAAGTTCCTGAATCGTTTATCTTTAAAGTCATATTAACTCGCTACTTGATACCAAATATCTCCGTTTGATCCACCACTTGCAGCAGAAGTGCTAACTGTTCTATCACCGTGTCCGTTTTTGCCAGCACCTATCTCAGTCTGTACATAAGCTGTTGTAGCTACTTGTGTTGTATTTGTATCTGCTGAAGCTGTCGTTGCACTAAATGCTTCTGAGGCACTACCATTCAAATCAGCTTTAGTATTGACTGCTGTTTGAACTGCTGTAAATTCAGTATTAAAATCTGCACCAGATATTACTTTGTTTGCATCTGAGTCAGCAAGAGCATCCTTGCCACTCCACGATACAGCTATAGTGTAATTACTCATCGTATTTTCCCTTGTTTATGTAGTAGTGTTAAATCTTGTAGTGAGGCATCAAACCCATTTGATTCGATACTAATTTCTAGTTTTAGGTTTTTAGCTGAACCTGTTAATGGTGTTTTGTATTCTTGTAGTCCAAAGACAGGCTTGTAAGTAACTCCTGACTTACCATACAAAGATGTAGCAGCACCCCATAAAGCTGCTGTTCCAGTCGTAACTGGGTTTAAAGTTATAGCAGTAGTAGGTGATGGACTTGGACTATAATCTTTATACCACTTTAATCCTAAAGTTGCTCCAGAACCGCCCTCTAAAACCATAAATAATCTTTTTAGTAAAGAAGCTGCAACTGACTGACCTAAATTAATCCAAGTAGTTGCTATTCCGCTAGTGTAAGAACTATTAGTATAAGTTTGTGATCCACCAGGATAAGCTAAATCTGTATCGTAATAACCTTCATATCCAGCAAGACCACCATCTTTTTGTCCAACTAACAAACCATACAACTCAGTATAAGCTAGACTTGTAGGTTCTCTGTTATTGTCAAAAGTCCATGTTGTTATCCGTGGTGCTTGATTAGGTGTAAAGTGTTTAAAGTCGAAAACATATGTAATATTGTTATCAACAAAAGATAGAATATAGATACCTTCATTTTCAACATAAACAGCTTTTACATTTGTGCTTTGCCCAACATTTCTAATAAGTGTATCTTTAATGTTAAGTGACAAATCTTGCATTGGTAGTTTGTCTTTTTCTGTCGTTCTACCTAAAGACCTTAGACCCGTGCTTGATAAAAACACAAGATCATCACCAATAGCCTGAACACTATCTCTTGATACGCAACCTACACCTCTAATAACTTCATTGAGTGCCATACTGCCAATAATGTTTGGACTATCATATATAGCAATATTGTTAGTACCAAAGACAACTAACTTACCCATAAAAGGTGCTATAGCTATTATGTCATCCACACCCCATACAGTTTTTAAATCTATAAAACCACCATTACTAGCACCATTTTCTGCTGTTGTTCTAAAGTCATCAGCATCAAGTAAAGTAGAATAGTACAGCACATCTTTTTCTTCTGCTACACCGCCTACCCACATACGACCATAAAAACCCATACCGCAACTAGGCTTAAACTCACCAGAAGTAACACCAGATGGTCTATGAGCATTATCAAAAGCTGCCCACTTAGAGCCTGACCCTTGTGAGCCATCATATCTTTGAGGCACTATGCCTTCATGAATACAAGTTAATCTACGGTTAAAGTTAATAAACTGCCATTTACCTGTTGAACTTCCTACTGTATGTTTAACATCAGCACCACTACTAGGAAAAGCAGCATTAGGTGCGGTAAAGTCCATTGTGTATATACTCGTACCATGACTAGCAAATATCTTGTTTGTGCCTTGATCGTTATGCTCAACAAGAGATGCTATAGCTGTACCACTTGGAGTCACCTTTTGCTTTAAGCCTTTTCTAAAAGCAATACGACCAGACTCTCTTATCACTACATTTTCTGCTTTTGTTAAAAACGATGTATCTAAAGAAGCAGGGTTGTCTTGCGTGTTAAGACCGTTTAGTCCTATATCAGTTAGCGGTTGATAGGATATTTGTTTAGCCATTATTTAATGTACCAATCCGTTTCATATTGAGTATTACCACTATCCAGCATGATTGCTTGTTTAAGTGCTTGGTTTGCTTCTTCTGCTGCGATAGATGATTGTGTACCACCATCCTCACCTCTCTCTGCTATAGCTCTTGCCCAAGCATGTAAAACTACTGGCTTAGTAGGAACTTTAAGTGTTGTAGCAGCTAGACTAAGATCACTTTGTGCTTTAATTATGTCAAAAGAAATTGTCTCAGCATTGATGGGAACAGGTGATAAATCTATTTTAAGATTGTTGCTACTATCTGCACCGTTAAAACCATAATAATGAGGTTCACCAGTAGTATCTGTCGGGTACTTTACGCTGTTAAGGTAGCTTCGGCTTACCTGGACTAATTGAGTGGCTGTAGTGTTGTTTATTGCATCTACTATTTTAAACTCTTGACCTGAAGATAAATTGTAATTCTTAGTACCTGCTACTGTGGAAATATCGACTGTTTCTCTAAGCACTAACCAATCATGATAATTCTCTACAGATCGTTTAGCATCATTGACTATACTGCCAATAACTTTTTGATAATCACTCACAGTTGATGAGTCGTTTATATTGCCAGACCAATCAGTAAGAATCGTATCTTCTCTTAATCTGATTAATACCTCGTTAATTAGTTCTCTATAAGTCATATTATTTCCCTTTTGCTAATTGTGCCCCAAAATAGAACTCTATAATCATTGTTGCCCAAGCAAATACTTCATCAAATTTAAGAACAGCACCAGCTTGAACAGTTACATAATCAATTGTGTCAGGTGTTAATTCCAGACCTAAAATACTTGCCCCTTCAATAACTGTCGGTATAACAGTTGGTACATTGAAAAATACAGGTGCGACTTGTGTAAATATAATTAAAGCTAGGATTACAAATATAATGACTCGTCTGTTTAGGGCAGCCATAGGACTTTCTTTATCTGCTCTATCTCTTGCTTGGTTGATAGAATCATTCCTAACTTGTAGGTTCTGAATCATCATTTTCTGTTGTTCTTGTGCTGCTTGACTTTTAAGTGCAAACAACTTAGCAACAAAGCCTAAAGCTATCGGTGCTACATTAGTTAAAAATCCAATCATGCGACTAACCTCAATACATTAAAAATTCCTACTTCAGATGCTAAGAAGTAAGCAAAACCACCTAACAAGAAATATCTAATTTGATTAAGCATATTAAATATCTTTTGTATCTTGGAATTGGTGTCATCAATTTTGCTAAACAACTTACTTATTTGTGAAGTATGTTTGTCTAACTGTAGTTGTATTCTATTATTTTCCATTCGACTCCTAATTGGCTAGTGGGTTATCCAAGGCTCTTTGTAATCTAGCGTTTAGCCTTTCTTCTAATTCTTTAATCTTGCGATCTGTATCGGAATACAAGGCATCTCTCCTGGCATCAAATCTTTCACTTGCCACATCAATTGTTGCATCTATCTCATCTTGCGAAGAATTAACTTTGTCCTCAAGCCTCTCCATAAGTGATTCTTGTCTAGCTAAGTCATCTTTCAAGTCGTTTTTAATTGACCTAGTGTAGTCTTTAGCTATCTCAACTGAGTCACTTAAACCTATTAAAGTCTCATCTATAACTGCTAACTCTTGCTCTATGCCTGTTAGGTCTGGAGCAGTATAAGAAGCTATCTTAGCTTCCATATCTAAGTATCTTTGATAAATTTCAAAACCACCCCATAAACAGCCTATTATTGTTCCTATAAGTGGCACAATGAGTAATGCTTTACTACCACCAACTTTAATACCACCGTACTCTATCTCTGCCATTGCAAATCTACCAATCTGTTGTGTAGTATTTCATTAGCCAATCCATTTCTTAATCCTCTCTTGTTGTCAGGAATGGTTTTATTTAAATAAATATCCTTATCTTCATAAAAAATTCCATCAACCAATGAGCTTTTGTAAGAGTTAAATCCAGCGTTGTAATTGAGTAAGGCAAGTATGTAACTTTGTAAAGTTTTTTGATCCTCTAAACTTACCGCAGCACCCATTTCTTTAGCTAAGTTATTAAGTCTGTTTGTGATAATTTCTTTCATTTTATTTTTCTTAGCTTTAGCCTTATCTACTTTTTTAGGCTCAACTTTAACAACTGCTACTTGTATTTCTTCTTGCTCTTGTTCTTCTTGGACATCTTCCGTGGTCTCCTCTATTCCAGGTTCTAATACTTCTTCTTCTGTTGGTTCTTCTATTAATTCTTCTATTTCTGCTTCAATTTCGGCAATAAGTTCTTCTTGTGTTACTTCCTCAAACTCAACCTCATTAGCAATATCCATTTCAAATATCTCAGTCATTACTTCAAAATCTGACAAAGGTATTTCGATTTCAATGTACGACTCAGGTGTTGGTAAAACAAATATTTCTTCTAGGCTTTCTTCTTCTAAATATAATTCTTCCTCTGCTATAGCGTTTTCGTAACCAGGGCAATAAACACTATGACTTGGGTTTGTTTCACATTGTTGGTCTAAGTATGCTGTTTCAAATCCTGAACAAGCATTACTGTATAAACTATCTAAACTGCATTGTTGCTCAAAAAAAGCATCACCGTAACCGACACAGCCAGGATCATAGAGGCTATTAATACTACATTGTTCATCATAATAAGCATCCGCATAAGTTTCAGGGTAATACAGACAGCTTAAATGGCTATCTGGAACAACACTACATATACTCTCACCTTCATCTATAACT